TAAGGAAGCAGCAGAGCGAATTGCAAAAGAAGATGCAGCTAAGATTCAAGCACAGATCATTGCAGAGAGAAAACTAGAAGTAGCGAAAGCAGAAGCTGGTGTTATTACTAAAGCTGTTGATGATGAAGTACCTGCTGATGAATTGGATAAGCTGGTAAACGGCTCCGGCGACGAGTTTGAGCCTGAAGAGTTTTTCCACGGTACTGACAGAGACTTTGATACGTTCGATGTGGAAGCCCCACGAGCCAATAACGAAATGAATGTACAGGGTGTTTACTTATTCGGCGAGCAGTTTAAAGATTCAGCAAAAGCTTTCGGCGAAAACATCTTAACAACTTCTGTAAGAAAGAATCTAAAAACATTTACCAAGAATGGGGATAACGAAACAAACGAAGCGTTTGTAGAAGCTTACCAAAAAGCGTTAAGAGAGACATATGGAAATCGTTTAGACGCTGACGAATACGCAGAGTATCCTCTGACATTGGGCAAGTGGGATAACCTTAACGGTAAACAGAAAAGAGATATACTTGAAGCTGGCGGTTATGGTAAGTATGTTGACGGTGATGAAATAGTTATTCTCAATAGTAAGAATGTTAAGGTAACTAAAAAAAATGGTAAGCCAAAGGACACGAGCGATCCTCGCCCACCTAAAGCGAAGCTTGCACCAAGCATCTTTAAACACGCCCACCACATCTTTGAAACAGTGCGAAGCGATAGAGATGCGGTACAAAAGATACTGACAGACTTTGAAGAGAACCAGTACACTCCCAAAGAGTTTGAAGATATGCTTAAGCAGATTAACGCTGCTGACGAACTGATGGGCTTTGAGCTAGACCGTGTTGTCGGTAAGCTGGCTAAAGAGGGTAACACCTTAATTGACAGCGAGCGTAGAGTGTTGGAAGATATGCTTGTAAAAGCTAACGACGACTTAGACCGCATGAGTCTTATTCGTGAACACGCTAACGCTTACTCAGGTAGAAACCTACAGGCTATTAAAGATTTTATGACTTACCGTAAAGAAATCGGCGAGCCTATGACGGAAGCTGAGGTTAAAGCGGCAAAGGGTAAGTATTACAACAACGAACTCCAAAAAATACACAGTCAACATAATGTTGGTATTGATGAAGCTCTTAAAAAGGGTGACTTTGAGGAAGCTGCAAAACTACGCACCGCACGAGAAGCCGATCCTAAGTTCCAACGCTTGAACGATGAAATGGTAGAGCTGGACATTGAAAGAACCTTCATGGTTAAAAAGGACGCACAACTCGATGAGCAGTTACTTGAGTGGTCGATCTCCGGTGTATTTAGTACATCAACGATTGTCTTCAACACCGTGTGGCCTTTAATCAAGACACACTTCTATCCTCTACTGGATGCAACATTCTCTGATCCACTAAAGAAGCTAACATGGCAGAAGAACCTCCGGGTATATTCTCAAATGGCTGGGTCGATGAAAGCTGCATGGGCATCTGCACGAGCAGCGGCTGCACACGAACAAACATTCCTAACACGAGACCCTACGAGATTTCTTGAAGGTGGTGTGAAGGTTAATAAAGTATTGGGGTCAGCACGAGCAGCACAGTTCATGCGTGTCTTCCCAAGACTTGTAGGTTCGTCCGATGCTTTCCAACAAGAGATTGCGGCAGTGTCTGTATTGACAGCTAACGCTTTCGATCAGTTGGCAGAGATTGGTACTAAACAAGGTTTAAAAGGTAAGCAGTTAACAGACTTTATTGATAACAACATTCAACGAGAAATTAATAAAGGGTATGACTTCCACATTACCGAGAAGAAACTTAAGCCTATCTTTGAGACAGGCACACGCCGTGGTTACACAGGCGAGAAGTTAGAACAATATGTACAAAAGGAAATCGACAGACTCGGCAAAGGAGCCTTTAAAACACTAGGGGACGATGCAGGTTCTAAAGAGTTGCGTGAAACAGCAATGGAATTGTTCAAGGAAGGTACAGTAGAAAGTAAAGCAGCAGCAGCGGCGTTAAGAGCTGAGGCAGATAGCATGGACGAGATGGGTGCAGAAGCTTTAGATGCTGTTCAAACTTTACTCTATAAGCATGAATTTAGAAAAGGCGGTAAAGGTTTTACTGGTAAAGTAGAACACGGTGCTGCGGCTTATGAGGATTGGGCAAAGAACAATGCTTGGGCTAAGATTACAGGTAACTACTTCTTTAGAACACCCGCATGGTTGTTTAATGAATCTTTACGTCTTACTCCCGGCATCAATGCTCTTCTCCCTACATTTAGAGCTGACTTAGGCGGCGCTAATGGTGCTGCTCGACAAGGCAGAGCTAAAACGGAAGCAGCCCTTGCTTATGCTTGGATGACTTATGTAATGACTAAGTTTGCTCAAGGTGAAATTAAGGGTAGTGCTAACACTGACTACACGATGACCGGCGAGAAGAACACATCTACGATGCGTCCCCTCACGATCAAAGACCCCTTCTTCTTTGAAGGCGGTAAGGAAGTATCGTTTGCACGTTGGGAGCCACTGCGTATCCCGGCAACAATCGTTACTAACACTTTGCAAGGTTACTTAGATCACCAAGAAAAACTAAACATGGACGGAGTAAAAGATGATGGCTTATTACCTGACGAAGTTTCCTCCGCTTTAGGTATTGCATTTGCTACTGCTATCTCAGCAATTAGAGACTCAGCACTAACGCAGGGTATTACTGATGCAGTTTCTACAGGTGTTAAAGCAACTGGTTATCTCTCAGAAAGTGGTGAGGATCAGGAAAAGGCATTTGATGTCCTTACTGATTTTGCACTTAAGAAAGCTACAGCAATGATTCCTAGTTCAATTTCTAAAATACAGGAAGCAGCCGGGGCAACTGAAATCGTACAGGGTAAGACTAAGGTTCAGAAGATTATGCAAAAAATTGACCCTAACTGGGTTGGTTTGCCTAGACGTTATGACACCTTTGGTCATGTCATGGAAAGAGAAGCAGCGTACACTCAGATCACTGGGTTCGGTGCAGCTTATCCTGAAGACTTGATACAAGGGCGTAGTGACGACCACATGAAGGCTAATGATTTTCTTGCTCAGTTGGAAGGACAAGGTTTTGGTAATTTCACCAGACAGAAAGTCCGTGACTCCCGCTTCGGTGATAAAGACTTGCGTACTATTCAAGTCGAGTACGACGGACGTAGTATGTCCCTGTTCGATGCGATGATGCAAGAGATGGCTCGCACCAGCGATGTAACAATTGCTAATGTTATCTTCTATGCTGATGCTGACCAATTACCTTTAGGTAGTCCTCTTAACTCTAGTACACACGGAAGAAGAGTGACAGAAACTAAAAAGGTAATCACTGACGCACGTAACAGAGCTTTAGATAATGTGATTCTACAAAACAAGCAATTATGGAATCAGGTACAGGATCAAAACTTCTTTGAAGACCAATTAGGTCTTGGTTACTCCACTAATCGTGGCAACAACCCTTTAAATTAAAACACAGGAAAAATTAATGGCATATTCATATACGGAATACACTGCTTCCTCCGTTACCACGAGCAGTACCTTTACAGTCCCTACCTACCTTGATGGTAGGGGGTACTTGGACATTTCAGTTACACTCGATGGTGTGACTCAAGCAGCCTCGGCATATACCTTAACTGGTACAAGTTTAAGTTTCACGTCTTCCTACCTACCTGCTGATGGCGTTAAAATTAGAATAACACGTAACTCTAGCCAAGGTGCTAGGCTTACAGATTTTAACGACGCAGCTCTCCTAACGGCAGATGCCCTCGATCAAGACGCATTACAGTTGTTTTACATGGCACAGGAAGCAATTGATGTGTCTTCAGAGACAAACCTCAATGGTTCTTCATTCTACGTTAGCTCTGCGACGGAGCCTAGTACAGCGGTAGCAGGGTCTCTCTGGTACGATACATCCTCTGCACCTAATGTACTTAAAGTATATAACGGAACAGCTTGGGTATACGCAGCTCCAATAAGAACATCTAATAGATTTGTCTTAGCAGATATGATCGCACACAGTGGAAGTAAATCATATGTATCTTCTAGTTTATTCACTCCGCAAGCTGAGGTGTATCTAAACGGTGTTCGGCTTTTACCTGCATCCACTATTGGTAACATAGGCTTAACCGGAACAGGATCTACTGTAGGTGATTACTACTACCGAGCGGATACTAACCCTGATCGGATATACGTAGAAAACATCTCTTCCTCAGACATCTTAGAAGTTATCACCACATAGGAGTAATACAATGACAAAAGCAAGAGCTTTAGCAAACAATCTTCCCGAACCAACGGCAGGGAGTGATTCTCTATCCGTACTAAACGCAACTTCAGCAGCCTTACTGAAACACAAGCTTGATCTGACTGGTACTGGCGGTGAAATAGGATCGCACGACGGTGATAATGTTTGTCAGGGTTTCGCAAGCGACCCTTACACTGGAGAGTTATATACAATACACTCTACAAACACCCCCCTAGACGATACAAATGTAATTAACAAGTTTGACGGCAACGGCGCAGTTGTACAAACATCTACGCACCACCTAGACACACCTTCAACCACATTAGGTAAACAGCAGTTAGCTGTATCGTGGGACAAAAACGGCAATCGCTGGTTCTGGACAGGGGCGAATGCTCGTGTATCAAACCAAGCAAGGTATATCAGAAAGTTCAAAATAACTGACGGTTCAGGCACTGATTTAAACATAGCAAGTGAAGTGCAGTACCAAGTGTTTAATTCTACAGAAATAAACGGAACCTCAACTGGTTCTGCGACTACTTGTATCTCTCTTGATAGCCGGTATCTTATTACAGAGTATAGCGGAAGTAATACAAATAGAATTAAAGTATTCCCTCTTCAAACTATTGATAATTGGCAAGGCAGCGCACCCTTTGACGTGTCTGACAAGGCTATATATAATTGGACTTTCACATTAAACACTACACTGCAACCTTTACAAGGTATGGCGAGTGACGGTAATTATCTTTATATATTTGTAGGTAATGTTGATTCGAGTAATTCTGCCACAGCAAACCAGCTAGGAGTATACGTATACACTCTTACAGGAACCTTAGTAAAACAATACACCGATTTTGTTGTCGGTGAAACAGAAGCAGATGGTGATGGTGCTGGAACTAAGTACGAATTTCAAGGTGCTGGTTGGACATGGCAAAGTGGAGTGCCTTACCTTTCAGTAATTATTGCTTCCGGTGACCAGAACTACAGACAAAACCGTATATGGGCTTTAGGTGGTAAAAAAGGTGTTAGTTCTGGTGGCATTAAAGAAGCAGATCAGTGGAGAATAACAACCGAATTTACAGGTAATCAAGTACCTATTAGCGGAAGTTGGGAAAGAAATGACGATATGTTTGGTGTACATGGCACAGGCGTGGCGGAAAGTTCTGGTGTCTTTACTTTCCCCTCAACAGGTGTTTACTTAGTGACTTACCAATTTATCCACCAATTCGACCAAACAGATAGTTATACCCTGTTTGATATTGAGGGATGTACCGATGGTAGCAGCTTTAATAGAATATCACGACATCACATGGGTGGCAGTGGCGGCGACCATCGTTCTGGATTTTGTAACGCCTTGGTTGTAGTTAATAACACTTCAACCCATAAAGTACGCTTTACCGTGAGTAACACAAACTCAGCGAACAGCACTAAAGGAAGCACAGGTGAACAACAGACAGGTGCAACCTTTATTCGCCTTTCCGACGTATAAAAGGACTTAACCAATGGATGACTTTAAACCAAGACTTGACCGTTTAGAATGGCGTGTTGATTCTCATTCAGAACAACTCACACGGCTAAATGAACAAACAGCTGATCTTAAACAAGAACTAAACAACATCAATAAATCATTGATGCAAATTAAATGGATAGCAGTAGGTGCTGCCTTGGTTATTGCCGGGCAGGGCATGGGGTTAGGCAACCTATTCAAATTGCTAGGAGTATAATATGTTAGGTGTAACTGATTTGATTGCAGGTATCTTTAAACCTGCTGCCGAGCTAGTAGACAGTCTCCACACAAGTGATGAAGAGCGTTTAAAGGCAAAAGGGCATCTACTCGATGTCCAAGCTGCCTCCATGCAGCGTGTCTTCGACTATGAAAAAGAAATGGTCAAAGGACAGCAGGCTATCGTAACTGCGGAAGCTAAGAGCGAGCATTTTATTGTAGCTGCGTGGCGACCCATCACAATGTTAACCTTTCTTGCACTGGCTGTGGGGGACTCTTTAGGGTTCCTCGCAACGCCACTGCGTGATGAGGCGTGGGCTTTACTACAGTTAGGCTTAGGCGGCTATGTCGTAGGACGTAGTGGCGAGAAGATTGCAAAAGTAATGAAAGGATAAATCATGGATAAAGATATTTTAGACTCGTTACACGACAGTGTAGCAAAAGAACTACTAGCGAGAGTTAGATCAGGTGAAGCTACTTCGGCAGAACTGTCAGTAGCAACTAAGTTCCTTAAGGACAACGGAGCTGTTCACGATGTGGTCACTACAGAGTCCCCTATGGGTAACCTGCTAGAAGCCTTACCCTTCGCACCGGAGGCATCCCATTGAGTAGAAACTATAAGAAAGAATATAGAGAGTACCAAGGGAAGCCAGAGCAGATCGCAAGACGGTCTAAGCGTAACCAAGCCAGACTGAAGATTAAGAAGGCTAGGGGAGCAGCGGCTGTCGCAGGTAAGGATGTAGATCACAAGGATCGCAACCCACATAATAACTCAACAAGTAACTTACGTATCCAAAGTAAGAAGAGAAACAGAGGTAGAAATGGCTAAACCCGGACTATACGCAAACATTAACGCTAGAAAGAAGAAAGGCACAAGCCGACCTAAGAGCAAGTCTACGATCTCAAAGAAAGCCTACGCAAACATGAAGATAGGTTTCAAGAAGAAGGAGAAGTAACATGGGTAAGTTTGACGACCTAAAAATTGACCAACCCAAACGCACCCCCGGACATTCTACGAAGTCTCACATCGTTAAGACCAAAGTGAACGGTAAAGATAAGATCATTCGCTTCGGCGAACAGGGTGCAAAGACCAATCAAAGCGCAAAGCAGCGGCAAGCCTTTAGAGACAGACACGGTAGAAACATAGCTAAAGGTAAATCATCCGCAGCTTATTGGGCTAATCGTGTAAAATGGAAGGGATAAGTAATGGAAAAAGTACCAGAGCAGTTACACGACTTCCGAAACTTTATGTATATTGTTTGGAAGCACCTTAACTTGCCTGATCCTACTCCAGTACAATATGATATGGCGGAGTACATCCAGAACTGCCCACGACGAGCAATCATCGAGGCGTTCCGGGGTGTGGGTAAGTCATACATCACAGCAGCATTCGTCGTACACCAACTTCTACTCGACCCCCAGAAGAAGTTCATGGTAGTGTCGGCCTCGAAACAGAGGGCTGACGATTTTTCGACATTCACACAACGTCTGATCCTAGAACTCCCAATATGCCAACATCTCATAGCTACAAGTGAGCAAAGGTGGAGTAAGATCGCGTTTGACGTAAGACCTGCATTAGCGTCTGGTAGTCCTTCGGTTAAATCCGTCGGTATTACCGGACAGCTAACAGGCAGTCGTGCAGACATCATCATTGCAGACGACATCGAAGTACCAAACAACTCGATGACACAAATGATGCGCGAGAAACTAGGGGAAGCTGTTAAGGAGTTTGACGCTGTACTCAAGCCAGAGGGTAAAATCCTATACTTAGGAACCCCACAGTGCGAGATGAGCCTTTATAATACACTCACAGAGCGTGGTTACCAGATGAGAGTCTGGCCTGCACGTTACCCTAGCGTTGAGAAGGCCGAGAAAGCCTACGGAGCGCGTTTAGCTCCAATGATATGGGATGATATGCACCAAGGCGAAAAGGGCTTAGAAGGCAATCCAGTAGATCCTAAGCGATTTGACTTGGATGACTTACTAGAACGTGAGCTATCTTATGGTCGCTCCGGGTTTGCATTACAGTTCATGCTCGACACTAGCCTTGCGGATCAGGATCGTTACCCATTGAAGCTTTCTGATCTTATGGTCATGTCAGTAGACAACGACAAAGCACCAGAGAAGCTCGTGTATGGCGTTATGAAGCCAGTTAGCGACCTACCTAATGTCGGACTAGCGGGTGACAAATACTACGCCCCAGAAGCGACGATAGGGGACTACGTTGACTACGACGGTTCGGTACTCGTCATTGACCCCTCTGGTAGAGGTCAGGATGAGACAGCCTATGCTGTTGTTAAGATGCTTAATGGATACTTATATGTCTCTGAGTGTGCTGGTATCTCCGGTGGCTAC